CCATCCGGCATCCGTACCCGCTTGGCGTCGATTCGGTCCATCGGTGCGCCGTCCTCGTCGTAGTGGAAGGCCACGCGCTTGCAAGCGGCAGCGCCCTCGACGTCGTGGCGGTGGATGGCGGTGATGGTCATATCCGCGCGCTCCTGCCCTGTCCGCGCTCGCTGGCGGTGATGAATTGATCGACGGTGATTGCACCCTTGGGGATGATCGGCGCGGTTTCTACCGGGCGCTTGGTCTGCTGCATGATCAGGCAGCCATAGCTGAAGCCGTCGCCGTCGTGCGAGGCCCAGTCGTGCTTTGGCAGCGTGCTGAAGGTCTTGTTTTCCTCGCTGTAGTCGTAGGACCACGCGCGCAAGCCATCCAGACCGCGCTCGCACTTGTCAGAGAACTCGCACCGGCCAATCATCACGCGGGCCGCATTGACGCGATGCTCGATACTGCTGGCCGGCGTTATCGCTACATGCTTGACACCGAATCGCTTGACGAATATCTCAAGCGCCGAGTGCTTTGCAGCGAAGGTCTTGGCTCTTGCGTCGTGCGGGAGCCAGACCGTCCCAAGCGTGTAGCCTTCCAGCCGGTCTTCCAGTTTGTCGCACCACTCGTCTGCATCCAAGCCCCAGCCGCCGTCGTAATCGACCAACGAGAAGCCACCGAGCTTTGGTTGCCAGAACCACCAGGTAGCCGAGTCGCGCCGGCCCAAGTCGGCGGTAATCTCAATCGGTGCACCGTTCGGGTCGTATTCGACATGCGGCCCGATACGGCCGGCCTGTTCCAACTTACTGATGGACCGCGCCAGAATGCTTCCGATGTTGGCCGAGTCGAACGAGCACAGATATTCCTGCTCGAACTTGGCGAGTCCGTAATCCTCGCCGAATTCATCGATGTAGTTCTGCCGTTCTGCGGCCAGTTGCTCAGCAGAGAACACGCCGGTCTGCTCGGCGCTCAACACCTGGGCAAATGCGCTCGAATCCCTTTCTGCCGCGCGCAGCGTAGTGTGGGCGTGATTCCGCCCGCGCGGCGTGGTAATGAAAAGCTGCCAGCCGTTGTTCTCGGCGATGATCGGGCGGAGGTAAGCCCTGGCAGAAGGATTGGCAAGCGCCCACTCAGACCAAACAATGCCAGCGGGGGAGGAACCGACCAGCTTGTCGAAACTGTCTGAGCCGACAACTTGCCAAGTGGAACCATTCAGGAACACGATCTGCATGTCCTGCTCGCGCGTGGTCTTGCGGATTTCCATCGGGAATGCTTCGTCAATCCGGCGCTTTCCGCTGTGAGGATTCACGGCATCCCAGATCGCCTTTCGGGCTTGGGCGTACTCGGGGAGGCAATGCCAGTATCCAGCGGGCCTCTCGAATGCCGCCACAGCGGCGCGGTGTAATCCCAGTTCGTCCTTCCCGCTGCGGCGATGCCACACAGCCTCGGCGTGCTTGCCACCGCGCGCCATGTAGCGCCACAGCGGCATTTGATAATCGCGGGGTTTCCACCCGCTTGCGGGAATCCTAATCTCCACCGAACTGCACCAACTGGATCACGATTGGCGAGGATGGATCGCCGGCCAGCGTTGTCGGGAGAACTTTGCCAAGCAACGCCAAGAATGGCCCAGGATTATCTTTGGCCTGCGCCTCAAGGTATTTCGCGCCGCCTGCTTTATCCAGCGCCGTCAGGATCATCTCTTTGAGTTGCGCCGGCAGTTTGTTCTTCGATCCAGCCGGGCGACCCATTCCAGCGCGAGGTGGCCGGCGTCCAGTAGCCGACACTAATTTACTTGCCGACTTCTTACCCGGCTTCGATTGGCTCGCGGTTGCTGGCGTGGTCTGTACCATTCCCGCTTTGTACGCCTTTTCGCTGTCGGTTTTCCGACATTCGTAAGCAGGCGATGCGCCACAAGAAAATCAGCGCCCTTCCGTCCTCGTAGCGTGGTGACATTCCAGCGGCCCAATCACGGACGCGAGAGCGCGGAACGTGAAGTGCCTTTGCCGCAGTGCATTGAGTGTAACCCGCCCGCCGAAGGTCGGCGAGGATGCGGAACCAATCGACGGGGGGCTGGCGGGCTATTCGGATCATTCGCGGCCTTTCAGGTCTTTGAGTTTCGCCCGGTAGGTGTCCCGGATTCGGCGGTAATCGTCGGCGCGGTATCTGCGCGGCTCCGTATCGGCCTCCAGCGCCTCGACTGCGGCGATCCCATAGCGAGTGACCATCCCGAGCCTGTGCGCCGCCGCCGTGGTCCCGCCTGGCCGGTTGCAGTTCTTCCGCTGGGCGTTTGTGTTGATTTCTGAGAATGCGAGATTTGGGTGACTGCCCCGGCTCAGGTAGTGGCCGGCATCAACCGATCCGCCCGGCTTTTGCGGTTCAAACGGCTTTCCGCAGTCGATGCAGCCATGGCCAGCCGCGATGTCTCGCGCTCTAACGTAGGCGTGGAATGCGGCACGGGCTTCCGCCTTCAGGTCTGCCGGCCGCTTGGCTTTTTCCTTCCTTGCCTTGATCTGCTGCCGTTCGGCCTTCGCCTTCTTGGCCGCATCCTTAGCTTTTCGTGCCTGGCCGGCGGCGATCGCGCACTCTACTGCTTCGCAGGACTTCTGGCCCATGCGCTTGCGTTCGTAGGTCTGACGACAATGCGGACATCTGGCCATCAGAGTCGATCCACCCTAGTCCGCTGTCCAACAGACTTGGCCATCGTCCGCAGTTTCGCCAGCAGTTCGTCGTGCAAGCGGTCAAGTGCCGCTTCGATCTTCACGCGGAGCTGCCACAGTTTATGTTCGGTGTCGTCGTTCATGCTTCCTCCGGGAATTCAAGCCTCACGCCACGCCGCAAGAAATCGACTTGCATAGCTTCGGCGTACTTGCTCAGTTGCTCTTTCGTCATCAAGGACGTGACCGGCCAAAACTTCATAGCCGCCAGTTTCTGTTCATAGGCCAGCGGCTTGATTACTCGATCATATGCTACCCTGAAATCCTCGTCCTCGGCACGCAGGATTGGAACGCCATGATGCAACTTGCAATACGACTTCCAACCAAGCGCATCATCCTCCCGCAGTTCTCGTGATAGCTGTTCGTACCATGCGTGTGAAATTGCGTTCTGATCGAGGCTTCGCGCACTTCCGGCCTTTGCTGTGATCTTGACGTATCGATGCTGCCGGTAGAGTTCGCGCAACTCACCTAGGACGGTTTGCAAAGCCAAATCGCTGTTGATTACGAATGACGGCATCAGGCAATCTCTTTCTGCGGGTCGCCTAGCAGGATGATGCTGCGGGTCTTGTACTTTTCTCGCATGCGTACCTTGCACGCTAGGCCTAATTAGTGTTGTGGGCTTCCACATAAATCACATCACGCTCGTCGCAGTCGCCACCGAAAGCTGCTTTTGCTGCACCATCAATCGCCTTGGCACAAAGTACCGGATGGCCCACGAAGGCGCATCCTTCGCAAGCGTAGTTCGGTGGCGTATTGCCGATTGACTTCGCTTCCACGAAACGCATGCCGTCGCGCAACATCGCCCCCAACCCGGCGCTCAACGCGGACGCTGCGCTATCAATGCTGCTGTCGTCAGTTGTTACTTGTTCGGTCATCGCTCTTACTCCCTTTCGTGGCGCGCAGCGCCGGTTAGCTCTACGTTATGCGGCTTGAAACCGCGTCGTATTGCAACCTCTCGCCGGTATGCTCCGAACAGCAGCCCAGGTGCCTGTCGGCCATACTCCCGTGCCGTTTCCAGTGCATCTTCCCGAATGTTTCCGTGCGCCCAGCAAAAGCACGGCACATGCGCCTTAACCCAATCCTTGAGCGCTAAGCAACGAGTGCAGGTCTTGAACGTGTCAAACCGTCCATCCCATTTCCCGCTCACGTTTTCGTAGGTTTCGCCGGTACAAATCGGTTTCCCGCACTCTTCGCAGCGGTGCTCTTTCTTGGCCGTCTGCATCCTTTGGCTGTAAAACTCTGGTGGGTCGTAATCACAAAAACAGGTGTCGCTCATCGTTCTTCTCCTGGCCGCATAACCAATCATTCCAGCGGACGCGCCGCGATAGGGCCGCGTCGCGCCCCTGAATTCAGACGTTGGGCATCATCTCCACCGGCAACCGCGCCAAGTTCTCGTCCGGTGTCCGGTGCAGGCAAT